ATGTGATCACCTGTCGATAAACACGTAGCCAGACTTGGTTACTGTGATGGCTGATTTACTGGAGCTACTGACAGGCCGATGTTTTTGGAAACTGCGTGCATTCCTGAGCCAGGTATTTAGCGCCCTGCTCCAGTCAACAAACTTGCTGTTCTTGCTGAGGTGGTGATCGGTGAACTTTTCAAATTCTTCCTGCAAGGAAATGCCGTATTCATTTGCCATCTTTTGGTGGGCTTCACTCGGTGAAAATCCTTCCGGCATTACCGTAGATTTTTTCTTGCTCTCTAAAGGTTCTTTGACTGGTTCAAAAGAGTGACTGGTTCTGGTGCCAGCAGGCGGCACAGGGGGTGTGCTTTCTGACGGCACAGGGGTGCTTTCTGACGACCCACCTGAGGTTTTTGGCGGCACAGGGGGTGTGCTTTCTGACGGCACAGGGGTGGATGTTAAATGCAGGCGGTAAACGTTGGAGGTATTACCTTTCCCGTTGTTAACCCCAAGCCGGTTTTCCTTGGTCATGAGACCGAGTTTTATTAACGCAGATATGTGTTCTTTTACGGCGCTCTTACTACATTCGCAGTGGTCAGCAATATGTTGGTATGAAGGCCAGCATTCACCGTTATCATTGGCATTGTCAGCCAGTTTTATCAGAACCAACTTTCTCAAAGGGTTGCCGACCTTGATAGACATGGCTCTCGCCATCAAACTCATACTCATTTTCCCTTCTCCTGCTGACGTTTGGCTTTTTCCAGAGCCTGACGCAGCATTTCGCCGCAGCGGGCATTAACAGTCCGTTCGAACTGTTCCCGCCGGACGTTTTTGCGTAATTCAGCCTGGTAAAATAGTTTTTGGTTTGGCATAATTACCTCGTTGAATTGGTTCAAAATTGAATTATTAATCCCTGTTGGCGCAGGGATTTTTATTTTGATCGCCTAAACTCACCATGTAACTCCATCCTCTTTTCTTCTAGCCATGAGATTAATTCCTCAACATTTGTTGATGACTTGGAGTATTTAATTCCGTTGATGGCTATTTTTGCTTGGTGAGTTTTACCCCAGCTTGGATGGTGATAAATACCCTTTGGTAGCGAACTACCAACTCTCCTTTTGTACCTCTTCCTGTTGCAATTATTTTGACTTCTCGAAGCCAGCCTTAGATTGCTGATTCGGTTATCAGTTTTGTCCATGTTTATATGGTCAACCTCATATCCATCCGGAATGGGACCAAAATTCAGCTCCCATATAACCCTATGAAGTGAATACGATTTCTTATTTACTATTGCTACGTAATAACCGTGGCTAGTTTTGCTTCCATGAGTTGGAAAGCCAGCTTTAGCCTTGGAACCTCTATCCTTAAGATTCATTAGTAAATAAGGAGCTGATTCGTCATATCTGAAATAATCCGATAATTTGACCAAGCCTCACCTCTCAAGCGTCAAAAGGAATGGTTATTTGAGAAGAGTCACTGGTGCCAGCCGGTGACTTTTTCTTTGGTGGAAGCACTGCCTCTACTGCCTGCCGTGCCACCTCCCTGATTAAGCTCGTCTCCCATACCTTCTCCAGAAGCACGAAAACCGTCGCCATATCACGCAGGTTTAACCGGCTTACTTTCGACTCATGCCATCCAGCTTCATCGGCAAGAACGCGTTGCCCTTTGTGAATCAGTCGGCTGCGTAATTCTGTTTCTACTTCGTTGATCAACTTGCTATTTCTTGCGTGTTCCATGATTGATAATTTCCTTGCAGGTAAATGATTGCGTGACGCAGCAGTGAGCTGGTCACTTGGTTTTCCCTGGTATTCCGAGGGGGCAAATTGTGTAAAGAGCGGTGTTGCTTAAGCTGTTT